CATCCAGGATTTTTCTGGACTAATTTGTTCTGCCACTCTCCAACTTCTCCAATACCGGCGCAGCCTTGAGACCAATCTTTATCCCATTCGGGATTATCTTTTTTCCACTCATCATATGCCAACATTGACATAGAGAGTTCTTTAGTTTCACGAGTTTCTTTATGAATAACAGGATAGGTAGGCATACAATTCTTAATAATGAGTAAATTTATTTATAACCACATTGCTGATGCAATGGTAGGGAACTGTTCAGAGAAAATACTTTTACATTCATTAGCAATTTCCTTATGTTCCTTTTGGGTTCCATGTCCACTTCTCAATTCAATATAATGAAGCCAAGAACGAACAGTACCACTCATATAAAGTCGAGTGGGAGTAGCAAGAGGAAGTACAAATCTTGCGCACTCCTTTGCTACTCCTTCTTCTAACATCTGTTGATATAATGAATAAGCAGAAGTAAAAAGAGTATTCATCTGCCTATTAAGTTTATCCACTACCTTAGGATCTAAATCATCAATGGAATTCTGACGATTCTTATCATCCTGTCTTCTTAATTCTGGTAATTCAATATCTCCCAAGTCAGTACTTGCTGCATACCTCTGGGAAAATTCTTGATAAGTAAAACTTCTATGACGTAATATTTGAGCTGCTAAACCTCTAGTAGTTTCAATTTCTAGAGTCATGAATGCTTGCTCAAAGATAGACCAGTGCTGATGCTTGATGCAATACTTAAGTAGTCCTGCTATAGATTCGTTATCTTGATTGTTCGGATTACTTACTCTTGCACAATATGCTATATGCTTCTCTGCATCAGGGGTCACTGTGATTAGACTGACTTTCATTCTTCCTAACCTTTTTTAATAGTTTGCGTTGTTTCTTCATCATCTTTGCGTATGCCTGCTCGCCTTCTGTAAAATTCTCGGGGTGCCTAATGATGTATTTAATTGCTTGCTTTGTCTTCATTCTGCACGTAATAAGCCTTGAAATAAGCAACTAGACCGGAAGTGGTAGATTGTTTGCTACACCACTCATCGGCGCACTCATAAATGTTCTGAGTTGAATAGGTTGCTTCATGAATATTTATATTTCCGTAATGTTTTAGAAGTAAGTTAAGACATTCTGCTCTTAACTTAAGTTTCTTTTCAGAATACTTACTATCCATCATCATCCTCAAAGACTTCATCATAATCTAACACCGGAGCTTGGTATTGAGAATCCCTGTAAGCATTTACATCAGAATAGACTTCAGATTCTAATGCATCTACTAACAATCTGAGATTCCTCACAATCATCTTTATCTTTTCCTTTTCCATTACTTCTTAAAGTACTTATTAATAACTTCTATCTGATCATGATACCTTGCAATCTTATCCACTTCACCTGAAAGGGTTTCCAATACATCTGGATGATCACCTACTCCTGCAGGATGCTCTAAAAATACTTCTACATTTGCCTTGTGCTTTTCAATTTCTCCTTGAGCATGTGCCAGGAGAGCTCTAATTAATTGTTCTCTCATAAATTTTACAGATTAGTTCTACTAGTATAGAACAAAAAAAGAGAGGGGTCAACCCTCTCTTTTGAGATTCTGTAAGTCTCATACTCAAGCAGAGATAAGCCTTTGCTCATCATGCTTTATACCTCTGTAGACTTCATGGAAAGTTACCTTTTGGCAAGATCCATGTTGTTTGGTGTACTGTTTCCCACGATAGGTGAGAGACTGTGCAATAGAGGGACCATTGTTATGGTCGGTGTTGTAAGTAACACCCCTATAAGTTAGTGACATGATTTTACTCCTGAAGTAGTTGGAATTTTAACTCCGTTCCTTCAGTCGTTTGCGTCCCAACATCCTACCTTACTATTAGTCTTGATAACTTGAATAAGCTCATGCTTATCTAAGTTATCACCTTCTCTCTGTTCCATAATGCTTTGGACAATATCCTTAGCATCATTACAACTGAGAACAGTAGCCAACAATAAAGGAACCATGGGATGAACGCTCCGTTCCGCGACTTACTTGCGGCCCTAATGGGCTGAACGATATGTGCATGTTAACACATATATTCTATATAGTCAAGCATCATTGTAATATGTGATACAGTTTTATATTATTTTAATCTTTCAGCAATACCTGCAGCATCTTTATGAGATCTAACTAATTTATATACCCATATTCTTTCTAAAAATGTAACAGGACGTCCTAATTTCATCCTACAACAAATCTCTGTCAGTCTTAACCTACTGTCTTTAGAGAGCATTGATCACAAGAGGTAAAAGATAATGTTCTGCCTGTTGGATAGCCCTTTGTAAAGTCTCAACAGTATCACCTGGCAGGATAGGTACTGTCTGTTGTTTTATTACTGCACCAGAATCTAATTCCTCAGTAACCCAATGAACCGTGGCACCTGTCTCACTCTCACCTGCTGACATTGCCTGCTCTATTGCATTCAATCCTTTATACTTGGGAAGCAAGGAGGGATGAAGATTTATAATCTGTCCTGGATATGCCTCAATAAACTTCTTAGAAACTATTCTCATCCACCCTGCCATTACGATAAGGTCTACTTGATAGGCTTCAAATAAAGCAATGATCTCATCCTCATCTTTATTATAGCATGATTGAATATCTAATCTATCTGCTCTCTTCTTTGCCTTACATTTCTTTTTATTATAAACCATGATAACTACATCATGGTCTGGACACGAATGGACAACGTTCTCAAAGTTAGATCCGTTGCCTGAACACATAACTCCTAGTCTCATGACTGACTCCAATCCTGATAGGGTGGTTCTTCTTCTCCAACACGATACTGAAAATGTTTAGTGTCAAAGTATGATGGTGGCAATGGTTTCACATCATCATATGGACCTGCCATTCTTTTCTTATACTCTCTTTCATCTAATACTTCATTAATAAGTATCTTTAACTCCTTAGCATAAGTCTCAGTAAACAGTCTCCTTGGATTAACAAGAGCAGGTTTATGCACAGTCTTATCCTTCTTAGGATCGTAATTAGCCTTAGAAGGACCACCCATACCCTGAGTGTCTATGTAACTTAGTGGTTTACTTGAGTTGTCTGACATAATGCCTCCTTTGTTCCCATGTCATCCCACTTGTAGACCCTCTACAGGGGTTTATACATTGATTAGTCTCTATGGTATTACAAACTAGTCCAGCAAGGTCATGTGGGCATCCTGGTTTACCTGTGGACCAATATAATTGACTCTCAATCCAAGTAGCACCACACTTAGTACATACCGCATTATTCATTCCACTTTATAAGGACACAATAAAGATTCTACTAATGATTTTGCAGATGGATTAACATTGCATAACTTATTCATCCAAATTCTTTCTTCAAGTGTAACTTGAGGAGTGTCATCAGTAATCATACGAGAACAAATGTCAGTGAGTTCTAATCTATACTTTGTACTTAGAGTCATAATTCAAGATCCTCTGATTCTTCTACTAAAGAACTAACAATATCTTCAGTACCATCCATAGTTTTAATGGCAAAAATATTAGACTTTCTATATTTGTTTAATTTTTTATATTTTTTAAGGAGAGCATCAATCTCTTCCTCCTGCATGCCTTCAATCTTAACATCGAAGTCACCCTCTTGGAATCCACTCATCCTCCTCTGCCACCCCATATTATATCTGGATAAGCTTTTCCCACTACTTCTTTAGTAATCTTATACTTCTCATTTAATCTCCCATCCTTTACGAGACATAAAATATCTGCTTCATCTGGATGAAGACCTTCTAACATTTGAATAAACATTGTCTCTCTACGGATAGGAGACAATGTATTATTACCACCTTGAACAAAATGATAGAGATTCTTCCACTCTTTTCTTAAAGAAGTATGATCTGTTCCAATAGGAACATCATTCTTTTCATAAGGAACTTCCCCTTCAGGAACCGTTGAAACTGCAGTGTCATCAAAATTCCAAATCAAAATCGCTTTAAGTGCTTCTGTTGAGTACTCCTGCAGCACCTCTACCTTTTTAGCCACCGAACGTTGCTTACTAGCAAGTTCTAGTATCTCAGACATAAAGGGATTAGGGGGAAGTTTCTTTTTAACTGTAAATGTTTTAGTCATGATTTTAATTAATTAATGAATATTATATCATTCATCTGAAGAAACGTCATCGATGTTGTTTTCAAATCTTACTGCTAGAATATCATCTGCAATGATTTGACCATTTTCATCGAACATTTCTGGATGAACTGGAATGTAGCTAGAAGTTCTGTCATAGGCATATTCTTTGAGGAGATATCCAATCAATCCACCAATCAATAAGAACATAATAGAAATTATGGTGGTAAAGAATAGAGTAACTACAATCAACATTTTACTACTCTCCTTCTGGGGGACTACTTTTTTTGATGTCTAAATGAAAGTCTAAGTAAAATTCAATCTCCATATTAAAAAAGGAGACCATATTACCAAACTTTGCTTGGAAAGTTTTTGGCTTCGACACCCTCCTTTTATTTCTAAGTAACAACTCAACTCCTTTATTAATCTTAAAAGAGTCTTCATCACTTTTGATTTTATTTAGAGGACTTTTTTCTTCTTCCTGGTCTTCTGTCACGACTATACCTCCATGCATCTTCTAGAATACTATACAAATATTTTCTTATCTTTCTAGCTTGAGGTTTAGGAATGTGACCATATGCCTCACGCAATTGTTTATGATCTCCATCTTTTCCCCCCTTAATATACCCATCCAAATCTAATACAAGATTACTCAACTCCCGAGCAGTAGAACTTTCAATAAAAGCATCTACCTCATACTTTTTTGTCTTACGATACTTCAGGAATTCATAGAACTTAAGTTGCATATTGCCTTTAACAAAAGCATAATCAATAGCATGTTCAATCAAATCATATACCGTTTCAAAATCTTCCTCTGGTTTCATTAGACGAATTTATTTTCTTGGAGGTATTTAACAGTTTCTGTACATCCACCCAAATTAGTAGCATCTGAAACTACTTGGGGGAAGGTAGAACCATGACCAAACTGATCATAGAAACTGGTTCTATCAAAATCTCTATCCAACTTATATTCAACATATTTTAACTCAGCTAACTGTAAAACTTCTATAACTTTAACACAATAAGGACAACCATCCTTAGAGTAGACGGTGAAATTCTGATTCATGAGTGGATAAAAAATTTATTTAGGATTTACTGAAGAAACAACAGGATTTTTAGTCTTGTTTGTGAGAGTAATAAATTTATCAGCGGCAAAAGTTCCAGCAATATTAACAGAGATTTCATCTCCATCTTCCCAGATTTCTTCGCCATTCTTCTTACGCATATCCAATGCCTTCTCTAAGTCATCAATAATCTGTTGAGTGATTTTCATTCCCAAGTCCTCTGAGCAGCTTTTGTTTTAGAATTCCAGGTATGTCTTACAAACATATTCCAGAATCTATGATAACCTAATTGCATTCCCATTGCAACCATTAATCTATCAACCAAATGGGCGGCTATTAAATTAAGTAAAATATAATAAAATATTTGATTAAGTAAAACTAAAGTCATAACGGTTTTTCATTCTTCAAAAGTTGTAAGTTTAGTATACTTCTCATAAAGCTCACCCATCTTAGGCTCAGTGTTACGTGACTTCCACATCTGGGTGAGGATAAGTTTAAACTCATCCATCGGAACTACAACAGATAAAGATCCATGAGTCGTGGGTTCTTCATCTTTCTTCTCCAGAAAATTATCTAAAGAATCTAAATCACCATGTGTCATTTCTTCCTCCTTGGTACTTTAATAGTCCATCCATGTCCTTCTAAATCAACCATCTCAAATTCTTTCTTATTCTTTTCAATCTGATTCAAATAATCCTCACGTCCTGGTTTAGGTTGAGTATCTCCATACTGAGGTATCTGAAATCCAAAAGACTGACACTCTTCTGAATCTGATAGATCAATATCACACTCTTCTGCATACTCCCAGATAGCAGAATCAACCTGCCCAAAGAGAGCATCAAAGGTCATTCTCTTTCTTAAATCATTCGCAATATTATCTACATGCTCATCTGCTAGATCAATTC